CTTGTAGTATCAAAAAACCATTTACCTATTCTTTCTAAATCTTTAGCTATATGTTCTGCTGATGATATCCCACCTCTTATTAAAGCATCAGTCCCCGTTCCTATAGGGGTTCCTAGTACATTCATTGTTTCAGCATATCCTTCTTGTTGAGGGGGTATTGCTGTTTTTACATATGGTTGTTGACTAGAGCCTCCTTCAGGACGATCCTTTCCAAATCTTAAAGATTTAAGATCTGTTTGAAGAGTTAATAAAAATGACATATATTAATTATATTCTACCTAATCCTTCAGTTGGTGCTGTTACATCATAAGAATTAGAAGGTTTTAAACCATTTAAATCTAAATCTGATGGGTTTGGCTTTCCTGCTAAACTAGGATTTCCATTAATTGAATATTCATAATGTAATTCTGATAAAGGTGATGTTCCTGGCATAATAGATACATTAGCCCCATTATTTTTAGATAAAGGTGAACCCTGTACTGTTAATTTTTTTTGTAGTCCCATAATTATTGTTTTGTTATAAATATTATTAAGGAATATTCCTTCCACCTCCGGTGTTATTTATACCAGAATTACTAGTTAATAAATCCCCATCTATAGATACAGATCTAGCTCTTGCAATAGCTTCATATAGTTCTTGTGTTTGAGCCATTAATTGTTGGTTATTAGCTAAAAGTAATTCGTTTGTTTTCTTTTGTTCTTCTAAGTTTTTATCCCCATAATCTCCAAAAGTACCCGCAAACATATCTATAACTCCACCAATTAAAGGTCCTGCCAACATACTAATTCCTCCAGTAAGTGGAGCAAGTGCTAATCCCGCAGCTGTTCCAGCTGCTAATCCTTTATTTTGATCTAATGTTTTTAAGGCTGCATCTCCTCCTGATAAACTTTTATCATTAAAATTCTGATAAGCATCAAATCCTACTCCTGCTATAGCTAAAGGTGCTGCTATTCTTCCTAAACCTTTCATAGCTGTTCCTCCAAATTTAGCAAATCTACCAACATTAGACGCTGTTTTTACTGCAGTTGATCCTGTTCTAGAAGCAGCTTGTGCAGCCCTAAAACTTGATTCACTGGCAAATTTTCCACCAACTTTGAAAAATTGTTGTCCTGCTCTTGGTCCACTAGCAAATCTCCCTGTTTGAAATGCAGAACCTGCAGCACTAGCACTAGCACCTGCAGATTTACTCATTAAGCCAGTTAAACCTATCATTCCAGCTGTTGATTTAGCTATTCTTCCAGCAGTTGATACAGCACCCACACTTCCTAATGCCGTAGCTTGAAGGGCACCTTTCATTGCTCTATTAGGACCATCTCCTCCTGTGAAAAAATCTAATAAACTTTTCAATTTTTGTAAAATGGATAGCATTAAATCTATAAATTTTCCAGATATAGTATCAATTAAATCTTGCATTTGCTCTTGCATTGTTCTATTATTGGCTGCTTCTAACAATGCATCATTTCCTATTTTATCTTGAATTTGTTTTCTAGAAAAACCATCTTTTCTCATTTGTTGGATTATTTCTTGGACTCCTCCTATATCTTGAGCTCCTAACCTTTTAAATGTAGCTTGCTTAGCAAACATATCTCCCATTCCTGCAGCGGTCATACCTAAGGCTTTAGCTATAGAAGATTGTTGAATAGCGTTCATTCTTGAGAAACTACTTTGAGTAATACCCTGTTTACCAATTTCTTCGGTTACCCTTTGTATGTCATTATTTAAAGCAGCTAATCTAGCTCTTTCTAAATTAAGATCTTTACCTATTAATAATTCAGCTTCTAGTTCATTTGTAATAGATGATTCAAATTCTAATAAACTTGATGCTGTTTTTTCTATCTGTTGCATTGATAGCCCTAATTTTTGAGCTTGATAAACAGCACTAGCAAGATTTTTTCCTTGAGCTGCCATTGACATAGCTACATTAGAACTAATGTTAGCTATTTCTTGCATTACTACTTTTTCTGATACTGCAATATTGAATCTTTGATTATTAAATCTAACTAATCCTATTGTTGACTCAACTTGGTCTTTTAAATTAGAACCTACAAGTATAGAGGTAGAATTTAATTTTGAACTAATAGCATCTGATATTCCTAAATTTTTGGTTAATATAGAAAAAGTACCAGCTGTTTCTGCCGAAAAAGTATTTTGAACTCCTGATAATTCTGTAAGTATTATTTGAGCTTCTCTTATTTTTACAAAAGTCATAAACATTCCTTGCAATGACTTAGCCTGGTCTTGGAATGATCTATTTAAGTTTCTTGCATTTTGGTTTGAAATTCCTAAATTAGCAGCCAGTGCTTTAGAAGATTTATCTATACCTACAATTCCATCTTTTAATATTTTAATTGAAAAAATTGCAATTGTTTTTGCTAATAATTTAAAATATTCCGTAGAACCCGCTAATAAAGCTTCGAATGAATCATTAGTTTCAATTATGGTATTTCTATATTTATCAGAAGCACTTACTAAATTACCTAATAACTTATTAATGACGGGAATATCTGATACTAAATCTGCCAAACCTTTAAAGGGATTAGATTTTGCTATTTTATCAGATTTATCTAATATACCACTATAACCATCATTTATTTTTTCTAATCTTTCTTGAGCATCGTATAACCTTTTAACAACATTTTTAATATTAGTTTCTTCTTGAGATCCTTGTTTTACTCTTAAAGCTAGTAGAGAATTAATTCTAGCATTAATAGATTGTTCAACACCTAAAAGTTTAGCTTGTTTTCTTTTAATTTTATCTATTTCTTTTTGAGATTTTAAATTCTCTGTAGAAGCTTTAGTTAAATCCTCCGCAAACTTTTGGGATTGTTTAACAGTTGCTGCAGCATTACCCATAGCAGATTCAAAATCCTTAGAACCCTTTGCAACCTGTCTAATAGTTTTTTCAATATCTACTAAATCACTTTGAAATTGAACAGATTCCTGATTTAATTTTTCAAAATCTCCTTTTAAGTTTCTAAAGTCTTTTCCTAATGCCATAAGAATGTGGATTTATTATAAATATTTAAAAATATAGTTATTTATATGAAGTTCGCTTATTACTGTTAGAAGGAGGTTTGGTTGTTTCTTGAGCTTTTTTATTTTGTAAAAAATCTGGAATTTGAACCTGGTTAGATTCTGGGTTAGATTGTTTAGCTTTATTTTTCATTGAAGGATCAACCCAAGATTGTTCCTTTGCAGTTTTACCGGTAGCAGCAGCATGTTCTTTTTCATAATGGTTTGAAATTCTACGTAATGTAAAATTTCTTAACCATATAGGCATATTATATACTGTGTTATAATCAAATCCTCCTTTACCATGAAAGACTATATCATGTATTGATTGGAAGAGTAATGTTCTATACTCAGGCGTCAGGCCAAAAAAAGTTAAGACCTATAGGAAGGTCTACTACCTCCTCTCCTCCACCTTCTGTATCTAGGTAAACTTTCATGTCTACATCCGGTGATATTTTAGAATAATAATTTCTAAGCTCTCTAGCATCTTTAGCTAATAAATACCCTTTAACAAATTCTCTAATGTCTTTTTTTTCTTCACTACCATTAATTGAAGTAATTATGTGGGCTAATCTAGTTGTTACTTCATGAGCCCCTTGCTTATCTATCTTTTTTAATCCTTTTATTTCAGCATCTATTTTTTTATCATCACCATGTGTTAGTAACTTAAATGTTATTTGATTTTCTGTGTTGGGTAAAGTAAATGAAAAGTTATTTTCTCCTGATTGAAATAATTTTTCATCTATTTCTTTATTTTGCATAATAGATAAATCAATATTTTGAGATTGTCCATCCCAAATAAATTCATAATCTTTACCATAAGATAAAATACGAGCAGCTACCATTATAGCATTTTTATCCCCTATTAATAAATCATTATAATTAATATCTTTATTAACTATTAAAGATTGTAATAATTTATCTATTACTACACCTTTTTGAATGTAATTTTGATTAGTTAAAATATCCTCTTCCTTTGCGGTCATATATTTCATTTCTATTTTACCAGATGATAGAGGGTTTTCTTTAGGATATAATAATCCTTTTGAGGGTAATTCTACTTCTTCAGTAGGTAACTTAAATTCGGCCATAATCTTTTATTTATTAATAACTTTAATTTATTATAAATATCAATATAAAAAAGGAGCTTGACATAGCCAAGCTCCCTTTAATAAAATATTTAAATCTTTATTAGAAATTTAATACACAATAATCTACTGCTAACGTTACTTCTATTTGTTTTGCTTCGTTTTCAGTGTCCCAGTTGTAATCTCCAAATGTTGCTTCTTTAACAAAAGCGCCTTTTAGTATCCATTCAGAAACTATATCACCTACTGGACCTAATACGTCTAATCTTAGATCTTTCTTATAGAAATCAGAATAACCATCTCTACCTGTTACAGATTCGTGATGTAGTCTTACCCACTCCATTACTGCTTGAGCACCTGAAGGTGTAATTGGGTCGAATAATGTCATTGTGATATCATTCCAAGTAGTTTTACCTTTTACTTTTCTTTGAATGTTTATGTGGTTTAATATTACTTCACCTTGTGTTAGTGATACTGCACTTACCCCTTTTACTATAAAGCTTGGTATGCCATCCATGTATAGGATAAACCTATTAGCTTGTTTTGGCTCAAAAGCGGTAAAAAATATTTCATTTGGATCTATTACTGGCATGTTCTGTTAATTTATTATAAATATTAATTTTTTTAGCTTTTATGATGGAAATACTGCTCCAGTTGGTAATACATTGAAATCTAGGTATATAAATTCAGCTGTTTTGGTTGGCTGTAAATATATTTGCCCAATTAATTGATTTCTATCTATAACATCTGGTGTGTTATTACTATCATCCATTACTACTTTAAAGGCATATAATCCTTGTCTTTGTTGTACGCTTTCTAAGTATGGGTTAACTTGTGCTAAGAAATTATTTCTTGTAGCTATTGTATTTTGTTCGAATACTAAATTATCTGCTATTTGAGAAATAAATCCTTTTAAAGCAATTAATAATCTCCTTACATTTACTCTATCTAAAGCACTAGCTTTTTTCTGTAATGTTTTCTGACCAAATACTACTACTCCTGTGTTTGGGAATGTAGCTATTGGGTTGATGTTTGCTTGGTATAGTTCATCTCTATTACCATTAGTTAATTTTCTTTCAGCTCTTATTACTGATGATAATCCACCTCTATTTAATCCTGCAGGTGCAAACCATGCTTCTGAAACTGAATCGTTATAAGCAAATACTCCTGGCATCATTGCTGAAGCTGGTACCCAAACTTGATCTCCTAAATCAGGATCAATTGTTTGTAACCAAGGCCAATACATAGCAGCATATGAGGAATCAACTCCTGCAGCTTGTGTTTTTGCCGCTGTTATTGATTTGTCATAAGCAACACCATCTATTACTGCTATTGAATCACCTCTAAATTGACAATTATTAACCATTGATGAAATTTGAGATGCATAATCTTCTCTATATAATCCAGGGATTGAAAGAACATTATATTGGAATTCGTCTTTATTTGCTAATAAATTTAATGCTGTAGTATAGTTACTTCCTATTAAACCTTGAGTGTTAGTAGCATTAATATTTTGGTTAAAATTAGCACTTATATTATTAAAATCAATACCTAAAGCAGCTCCAAACGAACCTGAACCAGCTACAGGAATAGAGCTAGTATATTGAGATTTTGGGTCTCCAGCATTGTCAAAATAATTTAATGTTTTAGAATTTACTGATTTTACTCTTACATATCTAGAAGCATTAGCATATAGTCCTTCCATTTGTAAATAATAAGTAGTACCATCAGTTTTTACTAATTGTTTTTGGTCTCCTATTACTCTTGATACATAATTTGAAGCATTTGGATCTAAGGATAAGTTAGTCCAAGTTTCTAGTACTTTTTTCTGGCTAGTAATATCATCTCCTTGTCTAATTAAAAGACTAAATGTACCTGAGGATGTATCTGGGGATATTACTTCCCATCTAACATTATCTTTAGTACCACTAGCTAATTGTCCTCTAGAACCTTCTGTTGAAGTATTGTTTTGTATTGCTCCTACAGCTAATGTTTCTAATTCTAAAGTTGAATTAAAGGTTGAAGCTGTTCCTCCAGCTAAAGTAGCTATTGTTACACCATTTCCTTGAAGTAAAGCATTTTGTGAACCAGATTTAACAGTTGAACCATTAAATAAGATTCCAGCAACTGAAGCTGTTATAGATAATGCTGCTCCACCATCTTCATTTATAATAATTTCATTAGTTCCTGAAGATCCAATTATTTCATTTACTTTACCTACAAATCCAGCTTGTGAACCTGTATAATAATACAAGTCAGCTCCTGGAAGATTGTAACTAAAAGAAGAAGAAATAAACATTGGATTTGTTGTTGGAGTATTTATATTTAATCCATAATTTACAGCAGGAACTAAATAATTAAATGATGCTGCTGCTTTTGCTCCTGCTACCGCTGTATCAGAGTTTTCAATTTTAGAACTAGTAGCACTAGTATAAGAACCACTAACTACTCTAGTTACTAGTAATGAATCTCCTCCTTGTTGAAAATAATTGTATGCAGATACAGAAGTAAAGTAAGTATATTCATTACTACCACTTTCTACAACTGTACCAAATCTATTTTGGTAATCTGAGTAAGATGTTACTATTGTTGGGATATTAACTGGACCTTTTACGGTAGGACCCACTATAGCACAACCAGCTTCTATTGGTTGTGAGGATACTTGTGAAGAGTCATTTTCTCTTGCTAATACACCTGGGGATAAAAGTACTTCTGCCATTTTATAATAAGTTTATTTTGTTTATAAATACTGGAGAAGGGTGTAAAAATTGATTAAGCTTTAATAAATTCGCCGCTTTCTATATTTACTGTTCCTACCCCATACTTTTCCTCTAATTTTTTCGCTAATTTAGCTGATTCTTGTTCTGAGGATGATAATTCTAAAGATGTTTGTTCTTTAGTTTTATTTAAATTTCTTAATTGGTACTCAATTTGACCTAATCTATATAATAAACCATTTTGAAGATCTTGAATTTCTTTTAATTCTGTAATTTCTTCTTTATTTAAAACTGTTTTTTCCATGACTATAAATATTATTTTTTAGGTTTAGGTTTAGATTCTGGTGTGGTTTCTGATTTTGGAGAATCAAAATCTTTTCCTTCTTGAGATTCTATCTCTAATCTGCTAACTTGATCTTGTAGTTTATTTAGTAAACTTGCCATATAAATAGCATCTGATCCTTTAATATTAAGACTTTGTACAGCTCCTATTAGGACTCTGTAATCATTGATATTTAATTCCATTTTTTATAATTTTGAATATGCGTTTTGTAATTTTAATACTAAATTAAAAACTCCTTGAACATCCTTACCTTGGAAGTTGGAATTTTTAACTCCATTTAATATAAGACTAAGTTCTCGCTTATCCAAATCTACTTTAACTTTTTTTAAATTCACTGATGATGATACCTTATTAGGTGATTTTATATTTTTTGCTTTAAAACCCATATTTAAAAATTTTATTAAAAAAAGGGCTGCATTTATGCAACACAGCCCTTATTTGGTTAATTGTTATTATGTAATATTAAGAATAAATCCAAATATCCTCCAAATTACTTGCTACATAAATATTACCTTTTCTGTTGTAAGTACTATCAATAGCTGCAATGCCTGAGGCACTATTAACATTATCTTGTCCTTTTAATACAGCTGCCATATAAGCATCTGGATCAAAATTACCAGTTGAACTTGGGTTAAAGTTGGTTTTAATACCCCATCTTTGACCACCAATTGCTGATGCAGCTGCATCTGCCCAACCGAATAATTCACCATTAGGACCATCTTGTAGTACTACTATACCACCAGAATCATTAGCAGCTCCTGCTGAACCTGAGTTCATTGAGATGTATTGATCCGCTACGTTTAAGTTTGTAGCGTTTTTAAATGAAGCAGTTCCTGCTACACTTAAATCACCTGAAACTGTTAAGTTTGAAAATTCAACATCATCACTAGTTCCTAATCCAACAGCTACTGCTGATAATGCTCCTGCATTTACTGTAAAATCAATACCAGTTTGGCCTGAAGTATCTGTTACAGAAGAAATGAATGCACTTGGGAACGAACCTGATAATACTGTTGAACCAGCTAATATCTGAGTCTGTGTTACTACTCCTGTCTGACCTGCCACACTTGTTACTGGTGCTGTAGGGAAAGAACCTGAAAGAACAGTTGAACCAGCTAATATCTGAGTCTGTGTTACTACTCCCGTCTGACCTGCCACACTTGTTACTGGTGCTGTAGGGAAAGAACCTGAAAGAACAGTTGAACCAGCTAATATATTTGCTTGTGAAACTGAACCACCTAAGTTTACTGAGTTACCTGCAATGGTCATTCCTTCATTTGCTAATTGAGCATTGGTAATAGTATCGTTGCTAATTTGGCCAGCGATAGTATCCGCTGTAATTGATCCTCCTAATGCTACTGTTTGTCCTGCAATAGTCATTGAATTAGATCCTGAATATGCTCCTGATCCTGCAAATATTTGAGTCTGTGTTACTACTCCTGTTTGACCTGCTACACTTGTTACTGGTGCTGTAGGGAAAGAACCTGAAAGAACAGTTGAACCAGCTAATATTTGAGTCTGTGTTACTACTCCTGTCTGACCTGCTACACTTGTTACTGGTGCAGATGGGAATGATCCAGAAAGAACAGTCGAACCAGCTAATATATTTGCTTGTGAAACTGATCCACCTAAGTTTACTGAGTTACCTGCAATGGTCATTCCTTCATTCGCTAACTGAGCGTTAGTAATAGTGTCATTACTGATTTGACCTGCAATAGTATCGGCTGTAATTGAACCACCTAATGCTACTGTGCTACCCGCAATAGTCATTGAATCTGAGCCTGATAGTGCTCCTGATCCTGCAAATATTTGGGTTTGCGTTACTACTCCCGTTTGACCTGCTACACTTGTTACAGGTGCAGATGGGAAGGAACCTGAAAGAACAGTCGAACCAGCTAATATCTGAGTCGTTGTTACAGTTCCTGTTTGACCTGATACACTTTGTACTGGTGCACCCGCCGAAGTTATGTAGTTGGTGGTACTGTTATCTAACTGAGCTAACGAACTACCTGATACAACTACTTTTTTCCATGTTGCCATAATTGTTAAATTTTAATTATTAATAATTGTTTTTTGTTTTTCTAAAAGTAATTGTACCACTTTGATACAATTAATTTTTTTATTAAATCGATTTAAATATCAATTATAAATACGTTATCTATTCTACTCCTACATAAAAAGCTGAAGCAGAGTATACCATTCCTCCTTCTACCGCTGTTGGTAAAGAAGATTGAGAAGCAAATACAACTACTCCATTATTCTGTACCTTAAATAAGTCAGTATCTCCGCTCTTAATAATAAAGACATCATCAGATACTGAACTAGTAATTTGAAAACTACCACTTATTTGAGTTAAACCTGTAGTTTTATTGAATAAAAATTTAGAATCTCCTCCAAAACTACCTGCATCATTAAATTGTACTGAGTTAGCTGGTGAACCTGGTGTTCCACTTCCTCCCGAACCAGTATCTATTGTAACTGAGAATTGATCTCCATTACCTTTGGTAAATGTTAGGACATTTAATGCTGCCGATGCAGTTGTCATTAATGAACCAGTATTTACACTTCCTCCACCACCTGGAAATGAAAAAGAATTCCAAGTTACTGTGGGGAAAAATGAAATTGGTGGGTTAGCTGGATTTATAGTAGCCTGATATAATGAAGAACTAGCCTCTAACCAAACTATTTGATTATCTGTAACTTGTTCTACAATTGCATTCTGCATTTCTGCAGCAGTCTCAAATATTTTAAAGGCTCCTTTAATATATTTAATATCCGCTAAGGGGAGTGAACCGGTAGCACTTGCGGCTAAGACTAAATTCTCTGGTACTGATATTGCCATTTTTTAATTTTTATTTAGTTATTAGGTTGGTACAGAACCACTTGCTGCGTTTGCAGGTATCATTCTCATATAAATATTACCATCAGTTGAATTAAATCGATCTGTTGTTGCTATCATATACCAGTTTGTATACCCATTTACTGCAGTGCCTAATGTTAAGTTTAATACTTGGGTTTCTTTAATATCATTATCTAACCCTCCAGTTGAATTTTGGAATGAATTTTCTACAGAAACAAAATTTACAAATTGTCCTGAAGTAGAGTTACCTGAATTTGGATCACTTGTTGTAAAACTTGTAGGTAATTCAGTCATATTTCCACCATTAGGTATAAATACTATTACTCTTTGGAATCCACTTGTACCTGCTCCAAGGTTACTTCCTGATATTAAATTGTCAGGTGTAGTTCCTGTATCATCTAATCTTCTTACTGATTGATAAGGACCTCCATATGAAAAATTAATAGAAGCATCTCCTAAAGTATCAGAGTTTACAACACTATCTAAAAGTCCATAAGTAGTAGCTACTGTTGGAACTGGAGGTGTTGCACCACTTCTAGAAGATATACCAAAAGCAAAATCAAAATCAGCATTTAAGTCCATAGTATAAACATATCCTGTGTCTGCTGCAGCTGGTGCTGCTATAGTAATTGATATTGGTTGAGTAGTTGATTTTCCGTAAGCATCAGTACCTACACCATTTAAACTGTAAGATCCAGTTTGTAATGAACTAGCTCCTACATTTAAATTCCAAGTTCTTGAAGAACCTGCACCTGGATTAGGCCCTAGAGTAAAGCTACCTGCATCTGTTCCTGATAAGGTTAAACTTTCAATATTTTCTCCTTGTGAATCTGAAACATTTATTGTTCCTATTGTTGTTCCTGGGGATTGAGAACCTGTAAATCCACCCGCTCCTAAACTAAATGCTACACTTGGGGCAAGATTTTCTGATACTTCTATAGTATAAGATTGTCTATTTTCTGTTCCAAATGTGTTTGAAGCTGTTACACTAAAATTAATAAGATCACCGTCTGTATATGATCCACTAATGTCTGAAGCTGCAAATATTTGTTGAGTTCCATTAA